TGGACTGCCTTCAAATTCCGAATCGGCTTCAATAGATTTAGAAAGTTTGGTAATACTCTTTTCCAATTCCATTATATCCGATACTAATTTTTCTTTAGATCTTTCTAACTTTTTAAGTGTGTCCTCAATCGCCATTTTCTCATTCTGAAGTTGGACAATGTTGATTTTACCACCATCAATCGGTATTAGTGCTTTAGATAGTTCTACGATTTTGACAATAACCTCATCACGTTTTTCAGTTAGTTCATTAAGTTGCTTTTGTATCTGTTTCTGATTTCGTTTCTCTTCGGTAAGTGCTTTTACTTTGTCAGCAAGTTCCGTAGTGAAGTCTGTTTTCTTAAAGTTCTTAATAAGAGTTGATACCTCTTTAATCTCACTTGATGCGGACTCATATAGTTTGTCAAAGATATTGAGACCCATAAATTGAGCAAGAATATCTTTTCTTTCCGATTGTGATTTATCTATGAAGAGGGCATTATTACCCTGAACAGACAATGCTGTTAGGATAAAGTCCTCATAAGTTCCTACATATTGTTCAATAACCGTATCGGTATCTCTTCTTTCAGTTCCGTTGAGTGATAATGCTTGTCCATTTTCCATTTTCCAAAACTGAACATCTACCTTAACATTACGTCCTTTGTTCACTACGCGTGCAGAACGAACAATGTGATATTCTTCACCATCAACCTCAAATGTAAGATGACACTCAAATGTTGCCTTACGATTATTCATTATGTTTTGTGCTTTGAATGCACGACTACATTTATCGTATAGGCAGAATGAGATGGCATCAAATAGAGAAGACTTACCACTTGCGTTTGGTGCAAATAGACCCATAAGACCATTGACCTTATTGAAGTCTATTTTATTCTTTTCACCATATGAGAACATATTAGAGAACTCAAATCGTATTGGCTTCCAACGAATGTTACGGTGAATGTCATCGTGGACAATCCTATTGTTGATTTCGGTATTGATAGTTTGAAGTTTAGCCAACTCATCTGAAGTGATGCCGGGTATCATCCGTTCTACATACTCTGTGATAAGTGTATTCTGATAATTGACATCGGCAACATCTTCAAATGAGATTTGGCTATCCCTGTCTTTTGTTTTCTTTTTAGATAAGGAGTCGGTTTTGATTATGGTAAATTCTTCTATACCATACATCATTCGTATCTTTGTAATAACTTTCTTTGTTTCCGCATTATCGGTGTTGGATAACCTAACCCGTAGTCGGGCATGCTTTGGCATATCATCAACCGATGGAACTTTGCCGGAATCAATATCTAATGTATAGTAACCCCAATCGTTTGGAATATCTACCGACTCATAAGTTAGTGTATCCAAATCCCATATAAGGAAACCATGCTCTCCTAGCGCTTCTCCGAAGTTCTGTTGAACTAACGAACCGGCGTATACAATCTTACATCCTTTAGGAGATGACATCTCCTGGCGTTTGTGTATGTCTCCCAATAGGGCAATATCGTAGCCATCAAACTGGTCGGTTGTAAAGTGACGACTATTGACCACATAACCCACATCGGTAAGAGAGCGGTCAACAGGTCCGTGAAATAGTGCAATCTTCAAACGACCTTCAATCTCATCTGCTTTTGGCCAGTTTTCTTTCTGGTCAAAGATACTAAATACGGCAAATGAGATATCCTCCCATTTCCATACCTGTGTATCTTTTAGGTAATAAAAGTTTGGTAGATTAAGCGCTTCAACAATCGGAGTGAGAACATCCAATCGGTCGGCATTGTTCATATTACAATCGTGATTACCTGCTATTAGAATAGTCGGACAGTGCTTAGCACACTCTGTAAATAACCAATTGATTTCTCTAACCAATTCGGGACTCATTTCTAATTTAGCATGAGCAATGTCGCCTGCTAAATAAATGAGACTATCTTCAGTTCCGTTCTTCCGAATCTCTTCAAACATCCTTTCAAAAATTTGACGATATTCGGTATGTCGTTTGACATTTCTAATATGAACATCAGCGATATGATATATTCTTTTCAAACTCATAAATTATTTATTTTACCTTTTTATTTGTCAAAGCCTTAAATAAGATTATTTTTTGATTTTCGCCCGTTGGCTTTACAAATAATTCTTTTAGTTCTTGTTTTGTGTTCCACTTCATAGAAGATGATTTGTGTTTTGGAAGGCCTGCGGTTTTTCCTATTACTTTCCAATTATCTGCTAAATAAACGGCTCCATTATTACCACCTGCTACAAATGTAATTAACCATTTTAGTTCATCATCATATCTCTCTTTCCAAGCAATTGGAGCCAATTTTCTTAAATTCTTTAGAATCTGTGTACCTGCGTTTGGTATTCTTTTTGTCATACAAAATCTCCAATTATTACCAATTGAATTGAATATGTTTTTGTATTCTTTTTTATCAACGCCCAATTCATTTAGGATATCTTTTGGTGGTGGATATACAGATGAACCAATTCCTATCATTCCTATTGGATATTGTGGGAATGTGTCATCTTCATAAATCAACCAGTCTATTCTTCTACCAACTGATGAATTACTGGCCACATAAGAATGGTGTTTTTCAATTATGTTTTTAACAATAGTTTTTTGTTCTTTTGTTTTTACTTCTACTAACATCATAAACTATTTATTTTATTTAGTAGTAATTGTTCCGAAGTAAATTCGTTAGTTATACTTAACTCTTCGTAAAATTTTTCATAACCAATATCCGATGCATCTTTATCGGTTATTCTCATAAGTCTTACTCGTATCCCTTGCTTCCGAAAATAGTCTGCTGCTTTTAGTGCTTCACGGAACGCATCGTTATCAAGCGATATTGTCAAATCCTTTACGCCATTTAGAAATATCTTCTCAACTAAATTTTTGGATGGGAACTTACCTAATAGGGGAACGGCGTTTCTTCTGATTGCAATAGCATCAAATACACCCTCACATAAGATTATCGGCTCGTTCCAATTTATTTGCGAATCAAAACAAATTACATTCTTACTGATAGGTGGATTCTTATATTTCATCTTCTCATCGGAATAGTATGAACGAGATACAAAATAGTTTAGTTTACCATCGGCGTCATAAGATGGAATGATTATTCGTCTTGAATACAATCCTTCTTCACAATATCCTATTCCGTATTTAACAATTTCCTTTGTTCCGATTCCTCTTTGTTTCAGATAGTGAATGGCATTACGATATTCAGGACTAAATCCTTTCGGTTCTATCCAAAGTGGTTTGAACTCTTTCGGTAGAGAAACAAACACAACGGCATCATCCTCTTTTGCCACATAAACCGAATCACCATATATCTCTCTTATCTTTGAGATGGTCTTTCGGTCAACATCCAATCGGCGAAGAAGAGATGTCATTTTTTTACCACCACTATTGCATACCCAACAATGCCACTTTTGTGTTTCGGTGTTGACTTGCAGTTTAGGTTTGTGGTGATTACAAAACGGACAATAGAATTGTAATTCGTTTTTAGCGAGAGTATTGTATGAACCGAGTGTTCCGGTCAATACGGATGTAACTATATTCTTATCAGTCAAACTTATCACATCCCCAATATAAGAAAACTTTTGGGAAAATACAAATTAGTTTGGTATATCCTTGCGGAAGAACTTACCGAGTATGTTATCGTTATAGTATAGGTTTGGAAACTCTAATACCCTCTTTTCAAATAGGTAACGAGTTTCAAGATATGTTAGGTGTTTCGGTGAGAATGCAAACTCCAATATCTCTCTTTCAAAGTCATCTTGCATTCCGGCTTTGATGAACTCTTTTATTTCTGGTTGTGAACCATAATAGGTTTTCCAATCACTTTCTTTCTGAACCTTTCGTTTGCGTTTTGTTCCTTTTAAGGGAGGTAGTGTTCGGTTGGCCATTATTTGTTTACGACCAATATATTGCTTTCCGCTTGAAATGTTAGTGACCCTGTATATAAAACCAAATGCCCCAACAGGAAACTGTGAGGCATCTGATATTGTTTCATTATTAAATAACCACATTAAATTATAACCTTTTATTAATTTATTTTCTTTCGTATGAGTCAGACCATTTTTTATTAGGGCCGAAACCTAATGCATTAGGGCTTCCACCACCTAAATCTCCAAGTTGATATCGTGTTTTTCCAAACTCACCTTCTAATTTTTTTATACCAGGCTCATCAATTTGATAAGAATCTAATGAATAAGGTAGTGGATCGCTACCACGTTTGGTATTCCATTTACCGATATTTGTCAATCCTAATTGTTGAATTGATTGTTTTAATTTGTCTACTAATGGTATTGCCATAATATATGTGTTTTACTTTCTAATAAATATAAGATTTTTCTATTAAACATCAAATCTAACAATAAAGTTAATAGGTAATGATGATTCAATTTTAATAGGTTTCGGTAGTTTAGCAATAGCAACTAATGTATTATTCCTATCATATAATCCGATTGATGTAGCAAATGGTGTAAGAAATGAACCGGTTGGGTCTACTGATGCGCTTATTTCATAATGTTCAAATCCACCTGACACACCAGCTGTTATTTTAGACCCATATCTTAGGTCTACTATATTTCCGTTTGGTAACGATGATTTTTTTCTAATATATTGAATACCTTCATCTACTAATATGCGTTGTTCTGCTGATGTTAGTGAGCTTGACAATGTATACCATTGTTGCTCTTCTTTTACTAATGCTGTTGGGTTTCTAGAAATATTAAATTCATCTTTATCAACTGAAACAAATATTTCATGTTCAGTTATAGTTTGTGTAGATTTAAATTGTACTTGCCAATTATTATTAAATATATTATTAATATCATTTGTGTAAGTGTACACTATTATACCTTTTTCATAAAATATGTCGCCTACAACTACTGAAGCGCTTATTAAACTGCCAGATGCGTTATCAGTTAAACTAACATTTGTTGAACTATCTGTAACTGTTACTGAACCTGGTTTAATTGTTTCTCCGATATATTCATTAGGAATAGAAAATACTTTTGCAGAATTTTCTAATTTTCGTATACCTTTTGCTATTGGCGTATCTATTAGAGAATAAAACGAAGCACTTAATTGACCATACAAAGAATGTGGATTATATGAAAATCCATTTGTAAATTCTATTGTATTTGAGTCATTATAAATAATAGTATTTGACGCACTTAATAATAATACATCCGAACCAGATACAAATGTCCAGTTTTTGTAAGTATTGAATGTTCTGATTGAATAGTCAGAACTTGGTATTGTTTTCCATGTATACATATCAATAATATATATTCCCTAAATGAAAAACCCACCATAAGGTGGGTCTTCACAAACAATAGTTTTGATTTTAGAAATCAAGTTTAACACGAACTGCTATCTCCTTTTCAAAGGATTTTTCAATCGGTTTACTTAATTTTGCTACTGCCATAAGAACATTATTACTATCATACAAACCAACGCTAGTTACATAACTTCTTGGGGGTGTATTAGAATATAGACTGAATAGGGTTACACCCTGTGTTCCCGCCGAAGAGCTTACATAAGAAGGATTGTTTGAATAATTAAATTCTTTAGAATTTGCTCTAACAAAATAATATGTACTAGAAACATTTTCAGCTCTACGAACTTGAAAATCCATACCGCCTGAAATTGAATTAAACATTGCGGTTCCTCCGAAATTTGCTCCTCGTGTTAGGTGGTATGTAGATGCTACAGATGATGTAGCTGCTTGTAAGTTTCCATCAACGGATGCTGATAATGCTGATGGGTTTAGTAGTATAATTCCTAAATCTGGATAAAATAGTCCCCAACCCTGTCCGTTAGATGCTGTATAAGAATTTATTGTTGCAGAAGCTGCTGAACCTATATTTAAAGAACCACTAACTAAATTAAATACTCTACCACCGAATCCGGTAGTTCCATCACTATCGCCACTATCATCTATAAGAGTTACATTTCTAACCGATCCTTTTAAATCTAATGATATGTTTCCTGGATCAAGTCTTTCTTTGTATCTAGCTCTATTAATGTTAATAGCATAAAAGCTAGTCATATTCTGAGCAGCCGGTGTTGTTCCACTATATACTTTAAAATAAGAACCGGTTTCTGGATCTAAAATGTTTTTATATTGAGTGTAAACAGCTTTAGTAGGTAAAGTTGAAAAATCATCTTGAGCTATAGTTGGTGCACCATATCCTAATGCATCTCCATAAGCTATAGAAAATTGAACTTCCGCATCGGATGAGCTGGTTGCTTTATTATATACATCAATGAAATATTTTCCACTAACCGATGCTACTTGAGCCGATGATGTAAAAAATGTAGTTAATGAGCCGGTGTCACCGCTCCAAATACCAGATGTAACAAGTGATTCTTGGTTCTGAATTATATCATTATCAAAATCAAATAGTTTGTATATATTCATATTTTTCTTATTTTATGCGGTTACAGTTATAGTTACAGGAATTGAAACCGTAGCACCTGTCATATTCCCTGTTATAACTATTGTTGATGTATATGTTCCAATAGCTAAATTATTGAAAGGTCCAAATGATACTTGTGGTCTTGCAACACCTTCAGTTGTAACTAATGTTTGTGGTGTTCCCTGAGAGGTTGTAGCCGGAGTTGTAATAAAGAATTGTGTAGCTATAGATGTCAACGCTCCTAATTTATTATTACCCAATGTTACGGTGTAAGATTCTGTAACATTGCCCGTTGTTGCTAATGTAAATGTTTTAGGGGTTAATATCGCACCAGTATTATATCTATATGTGTACGATGTCGTTGTATTGCCTAAATTTGCTATTCTAGGAATAACTGTTAATCCTTTATCGGCTGTAAATATCTTGTATCTCATAGACTGAGATTCATCCGGAGACGCTTCAATTACGGGTATATTTTTAATAGCATAATCATAATATGCTGAACCAAGTGGATGGGCTGGTTCATATAATGTATAATCAATTTCATCATCAGCTAACGCAAATTTAGCTATATCTAATCCTTGTCCTGCTGCTAATTTTGCTCTCCCAGCCTTTGTTAGGATTGCATCAACAGTCAAATCGTTATTACTTAAATATCCCATAGGTTTTTTATGTGTTTAATATAAATATAAGGTTTTTCTAAAAAGTTTTATTCTACTTCCAAAATAGGTTCATTAGCATCTCTACCAAACTTATTAACTTTAAGTGTACCAGGATTTCCAATAAATTCTTCAACAACAGGTTTGCCATCTATTACACATATACCACTTAATTTACATCCTTTATAAAAAGAGTTTTGCAATCCTGTTGAATTATCTTGTGTATATTTATAATGAGTGGGTAAATACCCAAAAACAGGTGTAACTTCTATTATTTCTCCTTTTACAGTAGGATTTGTTGTACCTGCAAATGGTTGTATTGATAGTATTCTTTCAGTAACCAACGATGATGTTACTTCCGTTCCACCTCTAAAATCAGCTAATCCATTTGGTAATCTTTCTTTATACTTTTCATAAAACTTCTGATATTGTCTAGTTAGTAAATTAACTCTTACCCTTTCTTTTTTAACAAATCCATATTCATCTATATAATTTCTAAGAGCTACTCCAGGTTTTTGCATAAATAATCCTAAACCGTAATCCTCTAAAGTTGATGCTCCAATTGTCTGTGTTAACCAGTCAATATAAGCCTGTACTGATGGGTCTTTTGCTCTTGTATCTATATCACCCTCATATTGAGTTGCCTCTGCATCTATATTTGAAAAGTCTTCAGTAGATATTGTACCTTCATATTGCGAAGCTTCGGATTGTAAGTTAAAAACCATTTCTGTACTTATATCTCCTTCGTACTGTGTAGCATCAGATATAAGTTGTGTTGTATCTCTATTGTCTATTGTAGTTTCATATTGACTCGTTTCACCAATAACATTTTCTTGAAGATTATACTCAATAGATGTTTCATATTGATTATTTTCTCCAGATGGTTTTTTTCTTGCTATCTTACTACGCTCAAGAATATGTGGTTCTATTAGAATGCCGGTTGTTACTTTTGCACGAGCGGGCAGTAATTGTTTTATATCTTCAAACAAATTCTGCTCATACATTTTGACAAGATTAATATAAGCATAAATGTCTCTACCATCAAATCTGTTAAAGTAGTATTCTCTTAATCGGTCTAGACTAACATATCTATCGTTATATTGGTCACGTGGGTCACCGATATAATCATCTAAGTTAAGTCCACCAAAAGATTTAGCGATGTCAATATTTAACTCTTTTGTAGGAGAGAAAAATAATC